CTACCATACGCTCAAAAGAGTTAGCAGACGATGCAATCCTGCGGAACATATCGCCTAACGGACCGCCCTGAGCATCATCAAGAATGTACTTTTGACCGTCAGAAGTTGTTACCGTAAAAGAGCCTGTACCAATACGATCTTTAGGCTTTGCTTTCTTAGAACTGCTTAAAGTTTGTGCATAACTATTATAGACTGCAAGTTTTTCTTCTTGCAATAACTTAAGAGTGTTTACTTCTCCCATTAAATCTACATCATCTGGAAAAAGAGATAGTCTAGCTTCTCCTGCACCAATCTTAGACTTAAGTTCTTCAAGTTCACGAATAACACCAACGCTTGCTTTCTGAACATCAGCAAAATTTAGTCTTTCACCAATAGGATTAATTCTATCTACAAGCCTAGAAAGGTTGCTGTTTGTATTATTAACAATATTCTTAACTCCAGGACCTAAATGGCGTAAAGATGCCATAGCTCCAACCGCTGCTGCTATACGAAGTTGAGAATCTATAGTATTACGTTGAGTATAACCAAGACGAAGCAAGGCTCCGGCCTTAAACAGATCTTGAACAATATCAGCAGCATTGAATAATCCGTCTTTTTTTCTACCAAGAAAAGCGTTAAGGGTTCCAGCATTACGCTTAAGAATTCTATCTGCTAAATCAAAATCCATAAGTGGCAAGAAGTTTGCACTCTGTGATTCTAACTGTTGAACTGTGATAATAACGCCATCTTCATCTACCATAAAGCCACGATCTTGTATTGACTTCTGAGCAGATGTGCGAGCACCTTTGTAATCGTTATAAAGAGTACTGATTGCTTCTTCATCAATTCCGTGTTTTGCAGCAAGTGAGCGCAGTACGGTCTCTTCAAGATTTTGAGTTGCAATAAAACGCGCTTCTGGAGTAGCAGCACCGATGTACTCATTGAGCAGATTGTTTGACTGCTCCTGAGTAAGAAGACCTAAACGTCTTACCTTTGCTGGTGTACCTGCTATGGCATTGCTAGGACCAACGCGGTTAAGGGTTGCTACAATCTCACGATATGAGTCAGGATCGTTAAAGTCAACAAGTCCAGCAGGGCGTTCTCCACCTAGCCAAGAAACCTTTTGATATAGTCTATGAAATGGTGTTGGCTGATAGACTTCTATCTTGGAAGCACCCACTGATTGATCATAAAACTTAATTGCACGCGCCTTGGCTACGAAATCTTCTGCACCCTGTAGAGCTTTACCGGTTGTACGTGTAAGTACACCACCGCCTTCGCCAAGTTGCATAAACTTAGCAAAGTATTTATCGGATTCAATCAAAGATGTGTAGTTATCTTGCGCTGCCTTAATAACCGCAGGGTTATCATTTAAGAATGGGAGCATACCGCTACCATCTGGAGCTGCAAAGAGCTTAAATTCTGTAACTGTATCTAAATCGCCACGTGCTGCTTCTAAAGCATCTGTAATATACGCACGTTGTAGGCGTAATTCATCCATTGCTACAGGGTCACCCAGTGCAGAACGTAGAATCATTGCAGTTTCTTCACGATCTATAGAGTCACCTAGCAAATGTGCTAGTAACGCTGGCTCAGATGAGGACTTAACCATTGGGTGGTTAAGTGCATAGACAGAATCGTTAGTTGTAAAATCATCGAGTACTTTGGCAAAGCGATTATTAACGCCATATTGAGCCTTGGTAATATCTTCTGCAGCCTTTGCTACCACATTAGCGTTAGTTAACTTACCGACGCCTAGTTCACTAGCCTTTACTACTTTACCAACCTTGGCTCCAACGACTGTAACGTCTCCAAAGAACTGAAGTACTAAGTCGGTACCACCAGATAGGGCCTTGCCCCAGGCGCTTTTCTTAAAAGCTGCCTCACGCTGTGCTGGATCATAGATATTAAACTTTGGGTCATAGGAAGAACGTAAGCCACCGACGACTGCTTGACCAAATGAAATCTCTTGAGCACCCTTGTAGGCTTTGCGCCATAGGTCAGGGTCAAAGAATTTAAGTTCTGAAGGCATTAAGCCTTCACCGTAAAGATATTCTTTATTGACTTCACCTGTTGCTAAAGCAAATGTTGCAAGTGGCTCACGAATAAACTCTTGGTTGATGTTATCTATCTTTTGAAGAGCGGGCTGAAGTCCAGGGACTTTCATAATAGCTCCGCCAGCAGATGCAAAAGGCTTAATTATATCTTTGCCTTGTTTTTCTGAAGCAGTCTTAAATGGTTGTACAAAACCGTTATACTCTTCAGCATCATTCCAAGGAGCAGTTCCGACATCCCAAGCAAAGCGTGCTGTTCCGCCAACGGCTCCTGCGATTTCTCCGCCCCATTTGGCAAGATTAACTACTGAGCTTGCTGTTGTCTTTCCTACTGTTGTGGCTACATCGCCAATTCTATTCCATACGCTCACAGGTTATCCATTAGTCTCTTAATAGCTGCGCGGGTTTCCGGTGAGGTGTTTGGTTGATCTGATATAAAATTTAATACAGGCATATACTCTGAGATAGCGGTACGAAAGTTTGTGTCATCTTCTTGGCGCATCATAAGCGCTTCAGATCCTGCACCTGCGCCCATATCAATACCTTCTGTAACAGGTATATCTGGGCGTTCTGTTGGTGCATATAAAGGTGTTAGCGCTGCTTGGCGTACAGCAGATGCAGGAGTACCCTTTACATCTGGAGTAGAAGCAAGGGCTGCACCAGACTTAATCGCCTGTGTCTCGACACCTTCACCGTATGCTGTAGAACCCATCTCTAACTTATCTGTACGTGTGGAGAACTTACCTGGACCTGCTGGTCCAGCCAGTGGATTCATCATCGTCACTGTTGTTCCTCCTCTATCGTCTCTAAATCGTTTGTGAACTGTTCCCACACTTTGTTTACTTCAGCGTGGCGATTAGCGTTGTATATCGCTAGTTCCATTACTTCTTCTGCAAGGGTTTGCACAGATCCTGCAATGTTATACACAAAGCCTGATAGTGCTACTAAGAAATCAGCGAAGTGTACTGGGCGTGGAACTCTATCTTTTTTATCCATCACCCAGTACTCCTCGCTATTAAAATTATTAACCCTTTTTAACTTTGTTTCCTTTGCGTCCTGCTGGCATCATTGATGGCATTACCTTTCCACCTGCTGGCTTAGAAGTATCCTTCTTGCCTTCAGTTGGCTTTGACATTGGTGCTGCTGCACGTGATCCTTTGTTCATATTTACACCTCCCTCATTTATGCTGCGCCGGTAATACCAGCTAGTAGTTGTGCTATATCGGGACGACCAGCAGCAGGGGCCGAACCACCTTGTTCTTGTGGAGGTTGCTGCGAGGCAGGGGCGGGGGCCACACCTGCTGCTGGAAGTTGTTGTTCCATTCCTGGTGCCATAGGTGGCATCTCTGGAGTTGGTTCTGGTGCAAATGCTTTTTCAATAATGTTCTCTAGTGCTTGTCCCTTTTGGCGACCTTGGATAACAGCTGCGATACGGTTGATAATCTGTGAAGGGTCTTGGCCTTGCGCCGCGAGTGCTGGTATCGCCTGTGCATACTGAGCAACAGCAACCCGCAAAGAATCGCGCATTTCTTCAATGTCAACACGTTGTTCCTCCTGCGTAACGTTAAGATCCATAGGAATTTCACGGCGTACATAGTCACGTGATACGAGCTTATCTGAACGCATCTGTAGTAAAGCGATAATGGCACGGTTAGGGTCCATACCAGACATAATTCCGTAACGGACATCTACTCCGTACTCACCATTGATATCGCGTGATGGGGTGTACTTGAGTACATACGGTGTTCCATCGTCTGAACCCTTGATAATTTTAGGAATACCACCAAAGATTTTTTCATCTGCTTCAAAGCAAATAGAGATAAGTTCTTGGAACATACGAGCAAACTGTGCTTGTGCTGCCTTGATCTGTGTATCAAAGCCTGCCTGTAGTGCTTGCACGCCACGACCTGTGACAACGGATGCGTCAATGTTACCTGAGCGTGACTCAGGATAGCGAGCACCTAGACGTAGTTCACGTTCTAGCACTGAAGATTCTGTAAAGACTCCAGGTGGTAGTTCTAGTGGTACACGACGGATACCTTGTGGATTAGCAGATCGCATAATTGCGTCCGGTCCAAGTGCCAACTCCTGCACATCTTGTGGAATAGCAATAGGTGCTTGGATAGACTTTTCTGCTGCTTGGATCTGAAAAGTCTATCCAAGCACCTATTGCTA